GCGTGTCACGGCGGGCAGGCGTTGGGTTGAGGTCGTCATATCCGGCGGCTGTCCAAGTCAACGTCGTGTCGCCAGCGCCATTGTCTGTGATGCTTGGCTTGACTGCGACCGCGCTTCCCCACACGGAATCGAACGTGCTCACGGAAGGCACGCCCGCCGCAAACGTCACATACACCCATGCGCGCGGGGCTGTGTGAGTGTTCGCCGCCATGTCGGTTGCGAGCCGCTCATACTCCGCGTAATCGAGTTCCTTGGTGGGATCGACCGGCCCTTGCGTGTCGCGGTTGTTTTTCGGCAAGCCGTAATCCGTTGCCGGATCGGAAACGTTCGGAAGCATTGATTCCCTCTTACGCCTTGTAGATTGCGAGTTTTCCGAGCACGAGGATGTTGGGCGGGTCCGTCACTGCAGCGGCCACGGTTGGCGCCTTGGGCAGCGAGGGAGTCATCACGCTGATATGCGTGATCTCAGGATGCTCGATTGATAGCTTGCCGACGTGTGTTGAGGTGAACTGCGACGGCCATTCCTCGGATGGCAACGGATGGCGATAGGAGCGGGGGAGCAGGTTCGCGCTCGATGTCTTCTCCCCCGGCCCGAGTCCACCGAACTGTGCGGCAATCGTCTCGCCGTAGTCGTCAAGGTTCTCTGCATCGGGCGATACGTAGTCACCCACCGCGAGCTTGGAGGTATCGATCGCGCTGTACAGTTCGATCGTGTAGGTCGTGCCGGCGACAAGCGTCACCGTCTTGACCTTCGCGTGAACGAACTCCTTGTCCGTGTTGGACCAGAATGCGATCTGCGCATCCACGAGCGGGATGTTGGACGCATCGAGCACGTTGACGTTGATGAGCGTCTGCGAGGTGATCGCTGTGATGGCGGTCGCGTACGGCGCAGCAGTCCAGCACGCGGGCCAATGCGGACCCGTGCCGGTATCGCCGTCGAGCCAGCCGCCGCCCGGTCCACCGTCCCAGATCGGAAGCGGCAACGTTGCCTTGAGCACAACGTCAACGTTCTCATCCGCGACCGTCGTGGTTGTCACGTCCGCATGTTCCGGATCGCTCCCCACAACCGCGAGCGCGACGGCTCCCGTAAGCGCAACGCTGCCCTCGCGTGTGTACGCGCCCGTCAGGTTGTCGCGGTCCGCAACGACCGTATAGGCAACGTGGACCGTAGACGGGCCTTGGATTGCAGGATAGCAATACGCCTTCTCAACTGCCGCGTTGGCCTCTGCCCATTCAACGTAATGCGCCCATGAGCCAGACGCGCCGGGATGTCGCAAACTCGAGGTGAACCGTGCGCGCAGCCGTGCGTCATCGTCAGGATCGGTGCCGTTCGTGAGACCGCTTGGACCGACAACCGCGGTCGTGTTGGAGCCAGCGGGCGGACTGCTCCACGTCATCACCGTTGCGGCGGCCTTGTCGGTTCGCTTGCCGGTATCGATTCCGATGACCGGGATCAGCGTGCCGGCAACCGCGGCAGTGGAGGACACGACCTTGTACCGCAGCCCGTCCACGCTTCGGCATTCGAGGTCTTTCGGATAGACCACTACGCCCACGCAATCGGCCACCACGTAGCCTTGCGCGCCGGCACCAAGCGATGGGTTCATACCGCGCCACACGAGCGCGAGACGAGCGAGGTCGTCACCGATCGCGGTATCGGGCATCGTCGCGTCTTGGGTCGCTGCGATCTGCGCATAGAGCTGAAACGCAAGCGACGCGGCAGCCTCGGCCTTGATCGCAGTCTCGGAGCCCGGCGCGACGTTGGGGTTGCTGATAACCGCGCGGATCTTGAGCCGCCGCACGTCTTCTTTGTATTGGTCGGCCAACTGCGCGATCGTCGGCAGCGTGACGCGAGTGATTGCCATAGTGGAGCCTCAGTTGCCGTAATCAGAACTGCAGCGGGATCTTCGTGGTGACGTTGGCGTTCTGGCGTTTGAGGTCGTACCAAGTCACGAGCGCATACCCGCGCGTTGGGAAGTTCGCGTCGGTCTCGACTGTGATTGAGTCAATGCGCGCTGAACCGTCATCGACCACGGGCGCGAGCGCTTGGGTGAACGCGTCTGTCACATACCGCTCAAGGTCAGCGCCGCACTTGTCTGGCGTACGCAAGCCCTGCGTCGGCCAGTTGGCGCGGCTTCCAAGCGAGAGTTTGCACAGGATGAGGATGCGTTGGCCCGTGTCGCTCATGCCGTTTTCGGAGCCGTACGCGTCGTGCGTGGTGTCCATCTCGACCGGATCGATCGCCACGCTGCTAACCGCGCCCGTGCTCGACTTCTGCCACAGCGAGGCAGCGTAGAGCGGACCGTTAGCGACCTGCGTTCCAAGGCCGGCGGGTGTCGTGCCGAGAGCGTGGATGGTCATCTGTGTTTCTCAGGCGAGGGGGCAGGGCGGCAATGTGATTCCGGGGATCCTCGGGATGGGCAGCGGAGGGGGAAACGCCGGGATCGTCGGGATCTTGATCTTCAGACTGATGCCTAGCTCCGGAAGCGAGAACGAAGGAATGCGAGGAATCGGCAAGGGCGGCGGTATCGCCGGGATCGTGGGCAGCTTGATCGGAATCTTGATCTTGAGTCCGAACTCAGGCAGCTCGAAGCCAAAGGAAGGGATGCGCGGAATCGGTATCGAGAATGCGGGTATCCCGGGCAATCGTATGCTGAACGGCAACGCAAACTTGCACGGACCGATCGAAGGCATTGTCAGATATTCACATTCGGTGCGCCGCCTGCTGCCACTGTCGCGGCATTGAGCGGACGCTTGGCTCCGACGTGGAGCGAGTGCGTGCCCACCATGTCATTCATCTCGGGCGCGATGTTTTGGATCGCCTTCTGGCTGTAGGTGGTGACTTCCTTGTCGCCGCCGTGGATCGTGATCCCGTCGTCGTCGCTAATGATGATTCCGCGCCCGCCAGCGGTCATGAGTGTGATTGCATGCCGCTTCGGCGACATGCTGAAGACCATGTTGTTCTTGCCATCGGGCGCTAGGATCGTCACGCTGCCATCGGCATTGACTCGAATCACGTTGCCGCCGATTGAGTAGATCGCAACGTCGCCTTCCTTCATCTTTCCGAACACTGTCGCGGCAGCCAGAGCGCGCGACGCAATCGTGTAGAGGCTCTGTCCGAACCTGTACACGAGCGCCTCCGCTCCCGCCGGCAACCGCGAGATGAAGCCGTAGTCTTGCCACGAGTCGGCGGGTTCGCTCTCGTCAATCGGAGTCTGGTCAACCCACGGGTCCTTTGGGTTCCGCTTGGGTTCCTCAAAGAACGTGGCAATGATGTTCTTCGCGTTGCCGAGCAGGTCGGTTCGCTTCACCTTGCGAATGTCAAACATTATTCCGCGTGGTCCACATCTGAGAACGTGATCGAGCCGAGCGGAACGCACTTGAGCGTGGTCGTGGTCCCGCCCGTCGCGCTCTTGCTGAACGTTCTCTCTCTGACGTACATGTCTTCGTGCACGCCTAGGTAGTCGTCTTCGATGTGCGCAACCGTGTCGATCGCGTACGTGCGCCCCGTGTCCCGATCGGTGTGCCCGATGAGCGTACACTCATAGACACGCGCGTCCTTGCGTGCTTCGCTCATCTCTTGCTCAGCGAGCGCTTGAGCCTCATCGTTGGTCGTGCACTGCTCGTGAAACACGTAGCGAGGCACGTAGAGCGACCGCGAGTCGTCCTGAATGAACCCCTCGGCTGTCGACTTCTCCCACTCCAACTGCGCGCCCTTGCCGTGCACTAGGATGTGGGACGGGGCTTGCGTTGCCTTCTCCGTATAGGACGCGTTGAGAATCTTGACAGACCGCTCGCCGTCACGATGGATCAACGAATACGACGGGGCTTGGTCGTAGTCCGGTCCAGACACGACGATGTTGCCAGCCGCATCGCTCCAAATCCACAGCCCGAACCTGCGCAGGTTGCGAGCGAGAAACTCAAACGCGCCTTCGTTGTGCTTCGCCTTGCAGTAGTCTAGTTCGGTCTGCGTCTTGCGAGCTTTCTTGCCAGTCTTGAATCCCTTGACGCCGGTCAAGATGTCGCGGTTGGAGTCGTTGTCCGTGATGATCTTCCGACCCATGTTCGGGTACAGCGAGAAGATCGTTGCCTCTACGACCTCGTAGATCTTCTTGCCCTTGATCGGCATGCTCGGGTGCACGTTCGCATCACAGAGCACCTTGAGCACATCGCGGCCTTGGACGTTGACTGTGAGCCCGCTAGTTCCTCCGCAACTGACCTTGACCTCATCGATCCAGCCGGTGAGCTGCAGATTGCCGTCAACGCGAACCTCGATCCTCTTGTCCTTCTTGAGCACGTCACGAAGTGCGCGCCAGTTCGCAAGCGTCGTGGTAGAGAAGGACCAGCCATCGGTTGGCGTCAGGAACTCGCTGTTGATGCTGTACTCGCCCCACTTGGACAGGATAGACCCGTCCTCAAGCGTGATGGTCGCCTCACCGAATACATCTCTCATGTGTCGTTACACTTGAGGGATGAACACCACTGTACCGGCCGGTACCTTGTCCTTGGCCGCAAGCAGCGGGTTCAACTTGAACAGTTGCTCGATCGTGATTCCGTAGTCTCCTGCTAGCAGTGGCGTGGTGCGCTCTTGCGTTGTGGTGCGGATGTCGATCGCCTTCTTGTCAACCAGACCCGCACTATCATAAGCACTGACGAGCGCCGTTTCGATGCCCTTGAGCGCTTGCATCACGGGCCATGCTTTCGGATCGCTCATCTGGTTCGTGAAGTCGATGAGCACATTGACGGCCTCCATCGTCTTCTCAATCTCGGCCAGCATGCCAGCGGCAGTGATGTCCGCTAGCATCTGCATTCCCTTGAGCTTCTTGAGCGCGTCGCTGAGCGATGAGCCGCTACCGTCGTTATACTTTGGCAGTTTGATGCCCGGCCCGAGCTTCTCAGCATCGAGCGCAAGCCCCGTCGCGTACTTGATTGGACTCGACGCAGTAAGCTCGATGCGTAACCCTTTCTCGATCGTCTCAACGAACGAGACCGTCATGTCAACGCCGTCGCGTCGCGCCGGGTCCCACGACGTGTCGTAGTTCTCGACCTTCACATCCATCAGCCCGAACTCGGGATGCTGCAGCGGCCCCGTGCTGCGGTCACAGCAAGCGTTCCAGAAATCGCGATAGGTGTTCGGGTACAGGTTACGATAGCCGAGCAGACCGGCGCGAAACGGGATGGTGAAGGACAGATGCGCGCTCTTGCGGCACGTGTTCTCTTGCTCTCCGCCGCTCACGCCGTACTGATTGTGCTCCACAAGGTTCTGCGTGACCTTGATCGAGTTGGTCTGACACGGAACCTCGATTCCGCGGAACTTGAGCGGCAGAAGGTTGCCGAGGATGTCGAGTGCGTCTGCCATGTCACATACCAGCCGGTTTGCCGTCGCGAGCCTTGTGCCCTGGATTGGCTAGATCGCCAGCGGATGCGCCCTTCTTCAGTGCTTCGATGAACATGTCCATGCCCGCCGCGAACTCGCGCGCCTTCTCAGGTGTGACGCCCGCCGATTCCTCCTCGGCCTTCTGCTTCGTGAGTATCATAGACTTCGTTGGGTTCAGGTAATCCCACGTATCAGCCTTAGTCTCATCGTTGTATGCGGTCGTTGCCTTCTGCAGGCGTTCGCGCGCAGACGTTGCCTGTTCCAGTAGCGCCTTGCGCTTTGCATCCTTGCCCTGACGCTCGGCGATGGCCTCTGGCGAGTTCTCGCCCATGAGGTCGCCCATCGTAGGGCCCTGAAACATCTTCTCGCCTTCGTCGTAGCCGCGTACCTGACGAATGGTATTCTCTGCCTCTTGCTGGGCCGCGTATAGCTCCTTGCCGACCGTTGCACCCTTGGCAGCGGATTGGTCAATGATGCTTACGCCGGCCGCAATGATGGAGACAGCCGTTGCCGTAATTGCAAGACCGGCCATGAACTTCCCGCCGGTTCCGAGGTTTCCGCCAACGCCACCGCCACCCATCCCAGCCCGCGCATTGAGTAGAGCCTCGAGTCCCTTGTCTAATACCTTGGATATTCCAGCCGCCGCAAGCTCCTTGGTCAGGCTCGCCGCGAACAGACCACCGATTCCAGCTAGCGGGTTCTTAGCCACGAACGATGCCAGCCCAGCAAACGCACGCGTTGCCTCCGTGATGGTTGGAAGCAGTTTGATGAACTCCGGAAGAAGCTCGCCAATCCGGGCCTTGAACTGCTCCATGTTCGCCGCAAGCTGCGACGCCGGATCGCCCATCATGAGCGCGAGGCCACGATCGCGCTCGCCCTCGGCCAGCTTCGCGCCCGCCGCCGCGTTGAGTTTGGCAAGGACGCCTTCCTTGCCTCCGCGGTTGTAGTCGGCCATCAACGATTCGACGATCTTGTGAGACGAGCCGGTGAACAATCCACCAAGCGCTTCCGACCCTTTGACGTTGCCGCGACCGCGAAGGGAGAAACCCTTCTTCATCGCAACATCCATCGTCTCGGCAAGAATCTGCGCCGGGTCGTTCATCATGTTGTTTTCGTCGTATACGTTGATGCCGCCAGCCTTGAGGTGCTTGGCGTTCGTGTTGATGTCGCGCATCAGGTCCACGATCGCGGTCCGGCTTTCCTCTGGCGACACAGCGGCCTCTGCGGCGATCTGAGCCATGCCGACGTTGCGACGAAGCATCGAGCCGGCTGAGAGGTTGGTCATCTTCCCAGCGCCGCCCAACTTCGCCAACTCTTGTGCGAGGTCGCTAATCTCGATCGAACCCTCTTTGCCCATTGCGGCCATGTCTTGGATCAGGTCGCGCATCTCCTTGCCGGGCTTCACGTCGGCCTTGAGCGCGGCAGCCACGACGCCGCCCATGTCCTTCATGGTGACGCCGAAGACCTTAGCCGTCTGGATGATATCCTCCATGTCCTGACGGTACGCGGTCAACCCCTGCGCTCCGCCGGCACGCGCGGAAACGATCGACATCGATTCCATGATGTCGCCAGCGCTGATGCCGTACTTGCCCGCCATGGCCTGAGCTTCGCCCGTAAGGCCCGTCACGGTCTGCGTGGCGGCTCCACCCTTGTCTCGGGTCGCGTTGACGAGCAGAGCCGCTTGCTGCCTCAGAGACAGGTTCTCTTGCAGGGCGTTGGCGATCATCATTCCGCCGCCCGCGGCGCCGAGCGTTCCGGCAACTCCGGTCACGGTTCCGATGGTGGAGCGGCCGGCGCGACCGATAGCGCTGGTAACTGTTCCAGCTCGAGATGCCCGCGTACGGGCATCCTGAGCCGCCTCTTGGGCTGCATGTCGTCCAGCCATCTTTGCCGACTGCTCGTTGAGGCGCATGCGTCGGGCAGCCTCACGTTCAGCGGCGCGGGTCTTGCGTTGCTCGGCACGTTCGGCTTCCTTGGCCTCTTTCTCCGCAACCCTCCCCGCGTACTTGGCAGACGCCTCGTTGATCTTCATCCGGCGTGCGGCTTCGCGCTCAACGGCCTTCGTCTGACGCTGTTGCTCGCGCTCGGCTTGCTTGGTGTGCTGTTGTTCGCGCTTCTCCGCGCCCTTCAACCAGCGCTCAACCTCTTTCAGTTCGTTGTCTGCGCCGGACCTCGTTACGCGCACCTTGCGGTCGGCTGTACGCTGCGAGTCCTTGAGCATCTGCTCATTGATCTTCTGCACCTTGACTCGGACGCTTTCGAACGCTCGCTCAACGTTCGAGAAGTTCACCTCCGATATGATCTTGATAGGTGCAGGCACTTGTTTACTCCTCTGCCTTCACGTCAGCATCACTTGTCGACGGGGAACATTCTGTCTGTAGCTCGGTTGATTGCTGACCATCCGAGCGCGTGCCGTCCTTCAACCTCGAAAGGTGAGCAGCCAATGAAACGGTCAACTGAACGAGCGCCCCTCGAGAGAGCGCAGATAAAGGGGAGGCGGATGCACCATCCTCCAATACCTTGATCCATTCCTCGATCTCGGCGTCGCTGAGTTCGTCCCACAACGGACCGAACTTCATCTGCACGGTCGTGTACGCATCAAACAACGACGCAATCTCATCGTTGGTCAGAAGCTCGCGAATCTTGTTCGCGCCCGTAAACAACGGCCGAAACTTGCCGCCGTCAACCGGATCGATCTCGCACATGGCGATGCACAACAGTTCGCACGCCTTGGCGTCTTCGTAGATCTCGCTCCACGCCTCACGCCGCACTTGAGCGACCTGCGCATCGTTGAGCTTGTGCACGGTCTTGAGCCTGTCTGCCGTGTAGCGCTCGGCCGACATGCGCGCTTGGTCTAGCTCCCACTGCGTCAGAATGCGCATGCGGTAGCTGAAGACAGGTTTGCCATCGGCGTCATTACGCGGAAACGGCAGCACCTCGCTAGGGCGCTCGACGGCCATGAGTTTACGCAACAGTTCCGTTGGCTCCACGTCGGATGGAGGTCCAGCGCCGGGTGCACTCTTGGCGAGCTTTTCTAGAACGTTCATTGGTGTAGGCCCTCCCAGGCCAGCCGCCGATATGGCGGCGTATCGTTGAATTGACGTGCCCACTAGAGCGCGGGCAGCGAGGATGGGCGCGACGTAGAGCCGCGCCCGGTGCGGTCAGTGACGGATCACTTGATCTTCGGCAGACCGCCGACGAACGTAAACGATACATCGGTGGGATTGGACGCGCCGCCCTTGCCCTTGATGTTCATAATCACGCCCTTGCTGATCAATTGCACCGTCCCAACGGTGATGATGCAGTCCACGAACTGAATGTTCTCACCCATTGTGAAGTAGTTCAGTTCCGGTCCCGTTCGCGGGCAAGCATTGTTCACGTTGACGGTGAACTTGCCGCTGCCCTTGCTTGCCCCGGCAAACGCCTTGGCTTGCGTCGTGACGATCTTCGTATCGAAGTCAACGTCCCAATCAACGTCGACTTCCTCCTCGAGTAGTTTCTGATCCACGAACACAAAGAACTGCGCATATACCTGCTCAGCCATGGTCAATCTCCTTCAATGGGTCGGCCGTTAGCCGGCAGAGTTTTCGGTCACGAGCGCCGCGAACTGATGGCAGAGCGGCATGACGTGCAGCGGGATGCGAGCGTTGATGCGGGTGTTGACCACCGGGTCGATACCTGTCGTGCAGGCAAGGATGTCAGCGGTCGCACCGTCCAGTGTCATTGCCGAGTGAAGCCAGCCGTTTGCCACGTACTGAATGTATAGAGGCTTGATCGTCTGATTCTTCAGCCGCGACGGCGTGCACACGTTCTTCGGCACGTCGCCTTCGTTGACCGGATCGTCTTGAAGCGCCGTGTACCCCGAGGTGTTGTAGCGCACCGCGAGGTCGTCGGCGAACGCGTCAGCCACAGTCACCTTCGCCACGTCGCGCACGCGCACGTCGGTCGAGCACGTGACCATCTGCACGATGTAGGTCTTGCCAAGCGTGTTGACCGCGATCGGGGTTACGCCGCCAGCGATGAGCGTCGCTTGCTCGGTGCGGGTCGGGTAATCGCCGTTGGCGTACTGCTTCGGAATCGCGCACGCCTCGCCGGTATGCAAGCCCCATGAGTCGTAGTTGGCCCAAGGATTCGAGCCCGCTTCGGTAGCGAACCGGACGCCTGCAACGTAGCCGGCAAGCTCCATCGGCTCCCATTCGCTGTTCTCTTGGTAGACGTGGCAGAAGCGCGGGTTGTTCGCAGGTCCCGCCGTCGTGAGCACGCCAGCGGACAGCGACACAGCGTTGGCCTGAGACACGCTCGAGCCGAAGATGACCTGTTGCCGGATACCCGTCGTGGGGAGCGCCTGATTGATGACCTGCGTTGCGAGAGCGCCGAGCCGCACGTTGGCCGCAGCGGTCGGGTTCGCGCACAGCACGATGTAGTCGTAATCGTCGGCAAGAATCGACGCGAGCACCGTGGTGAGCACTTCGTCGGTCGCACCAGACGCGAGCACCGTAGCGCCACACGCAGCGGTCTGGGTGGTGGTCGTGGTCGAGATGCGATGACGAATGTGATTGCCGTCCGTGCCCTTGATCTTGGCGTTGATCGTGACCACGCCAGCGCCACCGTCCACCGCGACAACCGGCCAATGCGTCTGCAGGTTGACCATTGCCGTGAACAGCGCACCCGATGCAGCCGCAGCCGTACCGTTGGGGATCGCGACCTGAATGGTCTCTCCGCACAGCGTATAGGTCACAACGCCAGCGCTGCCGGCCACGCCGGCAAAGGTCACGTTGTCGGTCGCAATCGCGCCAACAGACTCAGCCGCAACGATGCCAAAGCACTGCGCATCAGGGCACGCATGCATGAACCTGCGAGCCGTGCGATGCACCTTGGAGCCAGCGCCGAAGTAGGTGATGGCATCGGCTTCTGCACCAATCGCGTAAACGATTGTGTCGGTCGTCGCGCTGCCAGCCGTGGTCTTGGCGCCGATGAACAGAACCTTCTTGCTCGCGCTCGCGCCGTTGGCCTGGCCTTGGGCGAACTTGACTTCGATGTAGGTGCCAGGCAGAAGGGTCGAGAAACCCGTAAGGGCCAAACTCAGAGTGGACATTACTCACCGCCCTTGCTGCCCTTGACGGGCTTCGACAGATTCGGGTATTCCCCTCCGAACGTCGGATCGAACGGAACTCCAGCAATCTTCGCCGTTGCGGTATCAGCGGGCCACAGTTCCCCCTTTTGCAGTCGCTTGATAAAGTATCCGTCAAGCGGCACTTCGGTGGGTTCCGTCTTCTTCACATGCCAAGCATGCGGAAGCACCTTCTGGCCGGGCTCGAGGAACTCGTTGGCCTGGACAGTCACGCACGTGTGGCCCTCTGGCAATTCCGCAACGTTGTTGGTGTAGTGAGACTCGAGCCCAACATAGCGGAGGAAACCGTTTTGGTGCGTGTATGGATACAATACACGTCCCTCTCCGCGCGCTAGTACACGTAGGTTCATAATCGATTCCCTCTGCTGTTACGGCGCGTACTGCGTTTGCACCACAGTCGTTTCGCCGCTGTCGTCTTTGGAGGTGATGGTGGTATCGACGCGAGTAAGGTCAGCGTATTGCGTCAATACCCATTCCTGCCGCTCGCGCATCATGATCGTCATGTCAAGCACACCGAACGGCATTGCTACGTTCAGCTCGTTGTCCCAGAACCCGTATTGCGCGGCAGTAAGCGTTAGCGATTCGAGACCGTAAGTGGAGAGGAGCGTCCCCGGCTTGAGCGTCGGGTCGCCCTTGTTCTCGATGAAGCCTAGCAAGCACGTGCGAACCGCGGTGCGGATCGGCAGGTACTTGCGACACTGCTCGATCGACATCGGCTGAAGCACGTAGGCGCATCCGACCGTGGTCTCAACGTCGTTGTGCACGTTGGTGCGCTTGAAGTTGCGCTCGGACTTGCGCCACAGAAACAGCGCTGGACCGGCCCACGTGATCTTCGCGATCGTGGAGTCGGGCTCGTGCGTGAACGTGTGGTGCACAACGAGCGCCGATGCGCCCGGGTTCGACTTCGCACCCATCGCAGCCGCCCATGCCGCTGCGAGCTTCGTGTTGAGGATTGACTTGAAGTCCTCCAACAACCCGGTGATGGCCGGATCGCAGTAGGTCTCGAGCGTTGCGCCCGCCGCCCCGGTCGTGGTCGGTACGGTAACGCCGCCGTACTTGTCTTGTCGCGCGGTGGGCATTACGGGTGACTCGTGATCGCTGCGTCAACTGACTGCTGGATCTGCTCGGGCGCGTCGAACGCCAGGTGCATCGCGGCCATGTTCGAGAAGCCCGCGCCCTTGGTGCCCGGATGCCAGACCCTACGACGGAATACGACGTTGCCGCCCTTGTCGTAGAAGCGGAGCATCTTGGCTTTCTTGGCAACGATCGCGTGTGCCTTCGTGGCTTCGTCTACGAACTTCGCATAACCGGCGTACCACGTAATCGTTGAGGCCCATTGCATCGAGCCGGTACGATTCGCGTGAACGACGCGGCTCGTTGTTAGGGTGCCGGTTCGGTTCTTGTAACCGTGCTGAGTAGTGGCCTCGGCGGCTTCGTTAGTTGCCTCACGAAGTCCGCCATAAGCCGCTTGCCCAATCGATACCTCGAGGCCGATCCAATCCGCCAGGAAGTCGTCGGTATCGAAGACGAACTGGACAGTCATGCGGCGCCTCAGAAGGGGCCGTCTGTCATGTCGTCAAGAATGAATCGGTCATCGATCTCCGTCGCGTACGAGACGCCGCCAGAGTTGGCCGAGCTATCCTTGGCCTCATCGCCCATGTCACGTTCGCCGCGCTTGATGTCCTTGAGGATCTTGATCGCGCGGTCGTAGCGGGCTTGCTGCGGGTTGGTACCGGCAGCGCTGGCAAACTCTGGGAAGCGATCGTAGCCGTAGAAGATTGCGATATCTGCCACGCATCGCTTGACGATCCGTGGTGCGGTTGACGTGGTGCCGGTCGGCACCGTGAACGACGGGCCAAGGATGGAGTCAGCGTCCATCTCAGCGTCATCGATCGCTGCATCGCCGGCTGTGCCGTTGTAGCCAGCCGCACCGTCATCGAAGATGCGCGCCAATACCTCATTGCCTACACGATCGGTCAAGTCGCCCGCTGGCGTGCCAGTCCAGGTCTGAGATAGGTAGTGATGCGCCATCGGCTAGTCTGCTTCCGGATCGTCTTCGTCTTCCGACTCGTCATCGGTTGAAGTAGCGCCGTCCGCTGGCTCAATGGCTTTGTTTGCCAAGTAGCCAACGGCGTCTTCCTCGTTGAGGTCGTCAACAACCTCGCTGATCTGCACCATGCGACGATCGCCCGCGCGGTTCGTGTACATCAATCCGGTAAGAGCGATGTACCGAGCGGGCCGCGTGCTTGAAGGCTCCGCGGCTCGTTCGTCGAGCGCGACCTGTGGATCGGCAGCCGCGCTTTCGGGCTGCGACTGCCGCCACTTGTTGTGCTTTCCCATGCGTCACATCCTCCCTACGTGACTCACTGATAGCAATCGGTCAGCAGGTAGCCGGTGGGGGCCGCAACGACCTTGACGTGCTCGTTGTAGACCACCGCGATCCGCTCTCCGCCGTCCTGTCCGCGGTCGCTCTCGATCCAGTTGCGGATACGGAACGCGGGAGAGGAGCCGCCCTTGACCCAACGGAACGTGCGCGCCGTGGGCACGCTCTCACCGTTGACCGTCGCGCCCTGCGGGATGTGCAGCAGGGTGACGTGATTGCCCCACAGCGGGCCATAGGTGCCGGCCGTGGGACTCTTGCCCTTCATGCTGCCGATCACGAAGGTCGGCAGGCCGAGCAGTGAGCTGATGACCGCGGGATTGGAGCCGAGCGACGCGTTGCCGTTGTAGTTGAACTGGCTCTTGACTTGCGGGTTCTGGATGAAGGCATGCCACGTGCGCTCGCTCATCACGATGTGCGTGATAGGCTGCAGTGCGGCGTCGATGCCGTCGTACAGATCCTTGATCGGGTCCGAGGTACCTCCGCCGTTCCACTTGCGAGCCGCCGCAACCGCCGCCGTGTAGCCGGCGAACGTGGTCGCGTTCTGCAGAGCCGCAATGACGCGCTTCTCGTGCATCAGGTTCACGACGTTCATGCAACGACCGATCGCCTGAAGCCGAGGATTCACGCCCGGGTCCGCGTTCGCCACGGAGCCCTGGGACACGAACGAACTGGTCCCGTACGGCTTCGCGCTGTACGTGTCAGTCGACTTCTTGGGGGTCACTTCCGGAATCGAGGCATCCTCGCCCGTCATCTCGTCAGTGACCTCGGAGAACTTGTTGTCCTTGTCGAACGTGTGATACGTGTCCGACTGTTGTCCAACCGGAAGCACGGGGCACACGATGTCGGCAACGGCTTCGCTTGAATTCGAACCGTAGCCGGTCACGAAGCCGGACAGAGCGCCGGCCACATGCACGTCGGAGATGGACAGGTCGCGGGCTTCGTATGCCTTGCCGTCGACATGAACGACGCCGTTTGCCTCATCGAGCAAACGAACCTTGCCGTCCTTGGAGCTGAGCTTGATAAGCGACATGGTAGTGTTTCCTTTCACGCTCACGCCGACTTCGGCAGAGAATGGATGTTGACGAATACTTCGCAGAGGTCGCCGTCAGCCGCGGCGGCCTGCGAGCACCAACCGAGTTCCTCGGTCGCAGCGGCGGCAGACGAGGCTTCAACCTCGCCCTCGTGACCGGCCGTATCATCGGCCATCACCTTGTCGCCGGTTGCCAGCACGGCACCCGCATACGCGAGCGCATGGCCGTGCACAGTGACCTTGCCAAAACCGCCGGCAGGAATTGCCTCAGCGGTGACGCCAGCCGTACGGGCACGGCCCGCACCGGCAGTCGGAAGAATGACGGCGCGCGGGTAGCCGGCCACCGTCTCCCACAGAACCGCATACCCCTTGGGGATCGCGGTCGCAGCGTTGTTGAAACAAATGACGTTGACGGGATGCGCCCCGCTCGTCAGCACGACATCAGCGTACTGTGCCATAGTGGAATCTCCTGTTAGTGGTCAGTGCCGATCAGGCGGACTTGCCCCGCTCGTACTCGTTGAGGGCTTGGTTGTAGGCTTCCATGTAGGACTTGCCGCTCTTGCGCAGCTCGGCCACACGAAGTTCGATCGGGTTGTCGTTCATGTTCGGAGCGTCGGTCTTCGCGGCATCCACGGGCGCAACGATGCGCTCGAGCAAAGCCTTGCGCGGAGGTTCCTCTTGCGCCGGATACAGCTTGCGGAACGCCTCGGGCGCAGCCTTCGCCGTCACGAGCAACGCGTCGCGCTTGCTCTCGGGCTCGCGGCCAGCCTTGATCAGACCGTCCACCATGTCGGTGATGGCCTTTTCCTCGGCGTCCTTGTAGGACTTGACCTGCGTCTCAAGCTCGGCAACGCGCTTCTCAAGCACAGCCGACGAATCCTTCGCAGCCTTGGTGGCAAGGTCCTTGTCCGCGATTGCGCGAACCGCACTGTCGACATCCTGGCAGCCAAGCACTGCGGCAAGCGCGGCCGGGAGCGACTCAACCTGATGAGTCTTGTTGGCGTCCGTCATTGGAGTACCTTCTTGCGGCTTGGCCGCGTCTTGTGTCTCGACAGTCGCACCACGCGCTGTCGTATTGACCGTTTGGTGTTCACAGGCAGACTCGCGCCTTGGCTCGGCTGCCGCATAGGCTCGCATCTGATTCGCGAGCGTGTTCGGATTCGACGGGATCGGCACCACGCTGATCTCCACCAACTCGGCCTCATCAATGATGAGGATTTCATCGGCGCCCTCTTGACCGTCGCGCTTCTCCCAGCGGTACTTGAGCGGGACGAAGCCAACCGACAACCCACGCAACGCAGGCTTCGGCTTCGCGGTCATCATGCGAAAGACGCGCTCGCTCTTGGGGTTCTCCGCCTCGGTCAAGAAGCTGAGATCCGAAACGAGCTTGGTGCCGTCGATCTTCGTCGCCGTGGTACCGAGCACATCTTCCGGCTCGGGAGCATCCCATCCGCCTGTCTTGTGAGCCCAGACAAGGATCGGATTCTTGTTGTAGCGATCGAGCTTCCAACCAGCAGCCTTGATGATTGAACCGTGGCTGTCCTCGGTCTCATCACTTGCGATTGCGCCACGAATGGTACGCGCTTGATCGTCAACTTCGCGCGTTTCGTCGAGCGCAACGAATGCGCGCAACAGCGGCTCGACTCTCTGCTGCGGCTTGTTCGTGTCCATGCTTCGTCCTTTCGGAATGTCGATTGCCCAAAGCGTCGTGACGCATTGGCATTTAGCGTGCGCGCCAGGTCCGGGCAGACTGAACGAGAGACCGAGCGGCCTAAGTTCTCCGTGAGCGGGCCTGCACTTGTCGCAAGCGTTTGCGCGCGAGTCCCAGCGCTTGCCAACCACAACGATGTTGTCATTGGCGCGCGTCTGCACATGCTGCGCGTTGCGCACGTCGGCTTCGGTGCGCGCGACTCGAAAGCCAAGCGCCTCGGTTGCGTCGTCACTCATGCGGAGCAACGATTGCTCACCGGCCTCGCGCGCGTCTTGATAGGCCGCGGTTGCCTCTGACTCGAGAATCGTATCGGCATGGAACGCGGCGCGCTTGAATGCGTCGGCTTCCTGCCCTTCCTTCGCAGCCGCTACCATCGCGCGGGCCGTATCGACGGCGTTGTCGATGTAGCCGGAAACATCCGAGCGAGCGGGCTTGTCGCCCAGATCGATCGAAACGTTGCCCGCCCCTGCTCCAACGATGTCTCGCAACTCACTCACAAGATGCGCGGCACCAAGCGAGGTCGCATGCTCGCGCATTGATTGCACTGCATCGGCCAGCAGGCGGCGGAGGTGCTCGTAGACGCTATCGCCCATGCTCTGAGCGATTGAGGCATATCCACGATGCACCGCCGCCTTCGCGCTCTCGACCGCAGAGTCTAGCTCTGCCGCCTCGGCGTTGATGTCGTCAGCCGTGAAGGTCATTGGCTACTATCAGCCGAGCGCCTTCGTGTATTCGATCCAGGATTCCACGACTACGAGGTCGTCGGTAGCCAACTCGGCAGCCTGCGGGTTGAGCGTGATGGTCATGCTCGAGGTCAGGCCAGGGAACAGACCAAGCGCGACGCTCATGAGCTGCACGGTCTTCGCGGCCGGGTTCGCCATCGCGGGCGTGGTTCCGCCGAGGTCTGCGCCAGCATCGTACAGAGCGCCATCCGTCGCGGCGTACATGGTCGAGATGAGCGTGGGTGTGTCGGCCGCAGTCGCGCCCGTCTTCGCGCAACGCACGTAGAGCGTAGGGGCCGCGGTCACGTCGCAATCGGCAGGTACCGAGAACGACTGCGCTACGATTGCGGTAGCCCCCGCGGTGTTGTTCCAGCGAAGGCCAGTACACTTGGAGCCGTCGCTCCACAAGCCGACCGTGCCGGCGTCGTCTGCCGCGTAGACAGCAAGCGGGGTTCCATCTGTCACGGACACCCAGTTGGCCGGGTCGAGGCGAATCACGCCCTTCTTGCCGGTGATGTTCGCCGTGGTGGCGACGGTGCCAGCGGTCGGCAACGTGATGTCGGTCCCCGCCGTCGCAGTCATCTTCGTTACGAAGTCGCCCGCAATCTCGAGCGTGTTGGCGAGCTTCAGTTCCGAACCAGCGGCCTTGGCCGTGATCTTCACATCGCCCGTAACCGCATATACGGTTTGATCGCCGACGTGCAGGTTCAAGAGACGCCAGTTCGCGTTCATGTATTCGAACTCGGCCGCAGCCTTCGTGCTGGCCGGCATCACACACATGGTGCCCGCGCCCGCTCCGCCGTTGTTGCAGGTCACGATATGGGCCGTGGTGCCGGTGCGGACCAACCGAATACGATCGCCTTCGGTCGCACCCGTGGTGCCGAAGGTGAGCACGATGCTGCCGGCAAGCGCGCCGATCTCGTAGTCTGTTCCGCCACCAACCACAACCGCACCAGTCGCCGCGATGTCGGTGCCGACCTTCGCGCCGATACCCATCTTGGTCTCGATCGCCACGATGGCCGCCTGCATGCGCGGGATCTGAAGCTGCGTGTCTTCGGTCGGAAGGAACGAGTCAATCGTGGTGGGGAATGTGGTGTCGCCCATGTCTATTTCTCCTCGGCGCCGACAGCATTCCCATCGGCGGAATCGTTTGCGTCGTCTTCAGAGTCGTCTTCGCCGTCCGGCTGCATCATGGGCGGCGTTGGTTCGTCGTTCTCGGGAGCGGGCTGTGATGGAGGCTCAGTTGGCTCAGGCTCATCCTCGGGCTCGCTGTACAGCTTTGCTTTGCCCTCTTTGGTCAGCACCACATCGCCCGGCTCAGCGTGCGGAATGCCGAAGCGCTCTGAGGCCCACGAGGTCTTGACCGGCAGGCCCTTGTCAACGAGGCCGCTAACGGTCTTCATCGCAAGCTCGTCATCCTCGGGCGGCTCGACCTTGGTGTGATAGGTCGGCAAGTACTTCGCCGCAGCCGCAGCGCCGTAGTTCAGCACCACGAGCGGGCGCACGACACACGACTGCACCGTCTCGTCCCACGCGCCGCCATCGGCCATCGTGAGTTCGTTTTGCTGGTCCGACTGCGTGGAGGCTTGTGCGCCTTCGCCGCGCTTCTGCGTTCCCGTCGTCAGGTGCCCGCCTAGCACGGCTTCGGACTCCTGCTGGTCACACAGGTCAATCAACGATCCGTGAGGCGTGCTGGACGACGTTGCGCCAGACTGCGAACCTTGACCCTTGAAGTTGATCTCGAACGTATCGGGGTGCGCGCACGAGCCGAGACCGGCCGCAATCTTCTTGACGATATCCTTAGCGGCGTTGATGTCGGGTTCGCTTGCAGTCGAGTCAGCACCGTTCTTCCACGCGACATCCACAAGGCTCTTGCCTCGCGATTCGACGAACGCAACCAGGTCACGCCAGCCGAAACGCTTGAAGGCCATTGAGAAGGCGATGATTCGTCCGAGCCCTTCGCGCGTCGGGTACTCATCCGACAGCCGAGGCTCAAAGACGGTGAACTTGCCTTCCCACTGCGGATCGCGCGGGTAGATTCCAATCGAGGTACCGGAGCCGTCAGTGACGTACATCCGGAACTCCTCATCGTAATCAAGCCGGCGAGTGTGCACGAACTCGAGCCGATCGATGAGCCAGTCGCCGTCGCGCCGCTTCCACATATTCTCGCGCATGGAAGCGCCGTAGAAGTTGCCCCACAGCATGCCGCGGCAATGCGTTTGCCACAGCGGGATCGCAGCGATGGCTTGACGTACGAAGTTGGCGACTTCGGTTGCTGCCTCAACCTCGCGTTCGTTCTGCTCGTCAACCTGCGCCGCGAGCACATCCCACGGCTTGTTCGCAACGGCAGCAAAGCGCTTGCTCAGGATCGAGAACGCGTGAGGGTCGCCCTCGAGCAGCTCGCGCAGCACGTCCACCCAAAGCGACCGATACCCCTGTTCGCTGTAGCGCATTGCTGCGCCAACCGCGGCGACCGTAGCCCGTGCACCGTGATGGAGCGGGTATTGGTCGTTCGGGTTGTACGGAACGAACTGACGCTCCAGTTGCGATATACGAATTGGCATTGGAGCGTGTGGTTAGTCGTCTAGGATGGCTGATTCGATTGGGTAGAAGACTGAGGCGGCCTGGGGGGCGGTACTTCCCACCGAGTCAAACGCAGCCGCAAGCGCATCGACTTGATCGTCGTGCGGGTCGTTGACGCCAGTAAACTTCGTTACCTCTGCGACAAACGCCGAGGTCCACGGAGCATTGCGTTTGACCAGCACCTTGCCCATGTTCCAGCGTGCCGCTACCGGCTGCGCTCGCACGAACTTGTCAGCGTTCGTGGTACGCGCGTCGATCGTCGTGCCGAGCTTTCCTAGCAGGTCCGCAACGCCTTTCTCGGTACCACTGCAATACCAGCGAGGCTGGACGCCCTTGTGTGAACCACACGTTTCGTTCAGCACTGGCGCGAACGCGTCCGCTGACTTCTGCTCGCGTACAACGTTCGTCACGTAGAACGTGTCGCCATGCATCTGCCCGACCACGATGACCGAATAGTCGCTCTTGGTCTTCGCGCTGTAGGCGAGGTCAAGCCCGATGCCTACGCGATATCCGCCCGATGGCAACTCGTCATAGTAGGTCGGTTCTGCGAAGACCTGCCCGCCGCGGGGTCGTGGATTGCCGTCGTACAGCGACGCTGCGTCGTACTCTCCAACCTCTGCCTTGCGCCGTACGATGGCCTCCACGGGCCACCTATCGGGCCACAACGCGTCGCCGGTCTCGGGGTCGAGTGCTGGGAGGTTGATGTAGTCCCAACGCGTCTCAGCGTCATTCTCGAGCCGCCCGATGAGGTCGTCAGGATGCCATCGGGTATGAACCACGATGACCGATCCGCCTGGCTCGATACGGCTCATGGCCGTCGAGGTGAACCACTCGTGGATCGTGTCGCGGATCGTCTGCGATTCGGCTTCGGCCCGGTTCTTGTGCGGGTCGTCAACGATGAGCAGATGCGCGCCGTGACCCGTGAGCGGGCCGCCAACGCCTGTTGCGATGAGTCCGCCACCCTCGGGTGTGCGCCACTCGTTCAACGCGGTGGAGTCATCGCGCAGCTTTACGCCAGCGCGCCGCGCGTAGTCTCTCGCAAGCCGCGACTTGCTCCGCGCGATGTCCGCTGAGTACGAGGCGTAGACGATCGTTTGCTCGGGATGGCGAATCAGCCACCACGCGATCGTGTGAAGGATAAGCTCGGTCTTGCCGTGCCGAGGAGGCACCGAAACGAGCAACCGGATCGGTCGCGTCTCTGCCTCGTGCACCGCTTCTGCGATGCGGCGTAGATGCGTCGGGCGTTGCCAGCGCGGCGTTACGCGAGGGACGAAGTCGAGGAGGTCAACCGATATGCGCTCGCGTCGCCTGCGCTCTTGCTCAAGTCTTAGCAGGTCGAGCGCCGCTGAGTTCCGCGATACGGCGTTCGAGTTCGTCATCGGACAGCTTCGTTACGTCTTGCAACTGCAGCGGGCCGCCGTTTGCGCCGGTAATCTCAGTCTTGGTCGAGTTGCCCCACTGGCCGGCGTGGCGATGCGTCAGGATCCAAGCAGCTGCGTGCCAATCCTCAATCGCACTCGCCTTGACGACCTTGACCAACTCGGCCTCGGCGCTCGTCTCAGCGGCTCGAACATCGGCAGCGAACTGCGCGAGTTCCTCGTTGCCTTCGTCGGCAGCGTCGAGCCAGTTGCGGAGCGTGTCTTCGGTGATGCCCGCAAGCGCTGCGGCTGTCCTACGATAGTTGCCGTCTGCGAGCGCATCCACGATGATCTTGTGGACTTCAGCGCTGTACTTTCGTGGCAGAGGCATGGGAGTGGTTCATGGGGTCGCGCGTAGGGAGCCAAAACGCCGAACTAGTAGTGCACCCACCCCAACAGGACCCGCCCGTTGCGGGGGTGCTGCGAATAGCAAAGAGCCCACCGTGCTTGCGGACAGTGGGCGGATTAGACCCTTGCGGGGCCGCCCTGGGTTAGACCGTAGGGGAGGGGACTACGGGGGTGCGTGCGGCTGTCACCCGTGGGACGAAAGCAGCGGATGCGGTGTTCGTGCCGAGGCGTTACTAACCGAGTTCCAGCTTGTCCAAGTTCGTAAGGGGGGAAGGCACCAATAGGTTCTGATGGGGGGATTGACCCCCTACCCCCTATAATATACGCGACGCCAATCTGTTCACGGTGCTACGTACTGTTAGCGCTGTCGTTGTTGTTGCGCCCGTTGATGTTGTCGCATTCGGCCAACAAGTCGTTGATTTCATTCCACGCTTCCGGAAACAGGTCACGCAGTTTTCGCCGGGTAGTGTACAGGCATCCGCCGATCTTCACTAGCGCGTCGTTCTTGCGTAGTACGCGAACCACCGTCCACCTTGCGATCCCAATCTTGTCAGCAAACCATGTCACCCTCACATAGATCGGCTGTGTAGTCTTATGCTGTTGCACGGACCGGCCTCCTTTCCGGGGCAGACGCCGCCCACTCCGAGTTCATGACACGAACGATCATGTCGATCTCATCCTTGACCCGCTCGATTCGGGCTGCCCGCTCGTTGTTCGGGCACAAGTTCTGCGACTCCGCATCGGCCGCGAGTTCAGCCGCCGCTGTTTGCGCCAAAGCTGACCCGCACGCCTCCGCGCGCTCCTTGCGATGCTGGTAGAACTTCGCCCCGGTCTTGGTGATGTCTACGAGCGCCCAAGACTGCTGTTGCGGGCGCGGCTTCCAATGTTGCCCCTCGTTGCCGTAGTACAGCTCGAGGGCCGCTCGCGCCATCGGGCTCCGCTTACCGATTTCCTCGATGCGCCTCGACACCCAAACGAGCTTGTAGATCATCTCCTCATCCGGCTCGTAGGACGCCTCGTGGCGAGTCTCATGCACCTTCATGCACTGCCAAGGGTTCTCGGGTCGTGTGACTCTGCGCCCCTCGCTGTCCCTGTACCGCGCCTCTTGCCGCTCCAACATGGTCCCAAACGTGGACCTTGCGAAACTCAGGTGCACCGCGCCGAAGTACCACTCCAACAACATCTCGTCATCAATCGAAATTGCCATCTTGCCGCCTAGTCTTCCTCGAGCCGTCCTTCGTTGTGTCGTTGCCTGTCAAACAACGTTTCACAACATTTGATAGCCCACGCGCTAGTTGAGATCCGGCGTCCAAGAGCCGATGTCCACCCCAAGGTCAGACTTTCCAACCGCTCTTGCGGCGCTGTGCAAGACGCCCTGAAGCCTGCAGAG